GAAACATATAAACGCTAAGAAAGGTGCTTAATGCCAAGTCGTAAGGAGTATAAGAGAAATCCATTAGACCTTAAACCAAATAAGGCTATTGGTGTAAAGTTACCATTAGGTGGTGACCCTATATTTCAATTGTCTTATACTACTGAGGACCAAGCATTATCCAATCTTAAAAACCTATTACTGACTCGTAAGGGTGAGAGGCCATTCCAACCATTATTTGGCTCGGACATTTTCTCATTACTATTTGAACAAATATCAGCAAACATAAATGTTGAATTAGAAGATTCAATTAGAGGTGATATTGAATTTTGGTTACCTTATATTATAGTGGATGATGTGAATGTAGATACCGAGGAAGATAATAATAAAGTATCAATCACATTGAGAGTTAGAGTTACTGAGAATGGCGCAAATACACAAATAACAATACTCGTTACCGAACAAGGTAATGTTTCTATTGTCTGAGGATAGAAAATGGCAGATAAAGTAAAAAAAGATGTAAACTTAGTTGGTAGGGATTTCGGTGATATTCGTAAGAACCTAATTGACTTTACTAAAAACTATTTCCCAAATACCTACAATGACTTTAACGAGTCATCGCCGGGTATGATGTTTGTGGAAATGGCTTCATACGTAGGTGATGTATTATCATACTACACCGATGTTCAGTTAAGAGAATCTATCTTAGAAGAAGCACAAGAAAAGTCAAATGTATTTACACTCGCACAGTCGTTCGGATACAAACCAAAGTTATATGTTCCTGCTACAACAACTCTAACAGTCTACCAATTAGTTCCCGCTAAAGGAAGTGGTGATAATGTAAAGCCAAACTTTGATTACGCACTTACTTTAAAAGAGGGTATGATAGCTGGGTCATCAACAAACTCAGATGTTGAATTCACAACAATCAATAAAGTTAGATTTGGATTCTCATCATCGTTTGACCCCACGGAAGTTTCAGTTTATCAAATTGATGAGACTACTGATGAGCCGGTATACTATCTACTTAAAAAATATGTAAAAGCCGTTAGTGGTAAAGAGAAAGAAACAACCTTTGATTTCGAATCACCAAAACCATATGACAAGATAAAGTTAACTGACGATGATGGTTTGATTGATGTTATACAAATCATAGATGATGATGGTGATGAATGGACGAAGGTAGAGTATCTTGCTCAAGACACTGTATTTGAAGAATTGCCAAATACAACTGATTACTCAATTGCAATGTCAGGTTATGCTAATGAAACGCCTGCGTTACTTAAACTAAAAAGAGTTCCTAAGAGATATATCACTCGTATTACTGAAGATGGTGAGATTGATATACAATTCGGGTCTGGTGTATCATCAAACTCTGATGAAGAAATATTACCAAATCCAGATAACGTTGGTTCAGCTTTATATCCTGCAAGTGGTGACCTCGACCAAGGTATTGACCCATCAAACTTTATGTATGCTAAAACATATGGGGTTGCCCCATCAAATACAATACTGACTGTTAAGTATAGAGTTGGTAATGGTGTTGATGATAACGTACAATCTTCAGACCTTACCGAATTGGTAGAACGTGTAATCGAAACTGACACATCAGCATTAGTAAGTGATGTTGTTAATGTTGTACAAAACTCAATCGCAGTTACAAATGAAGTTGCCGCGGGTGGTGGTGCATACGAAGAAGAGCTTGAAGAAGTTCGTAATAATGCAGTAGCGTATTTTAGAGCACAAAATAGAGCAGTGACTCGTGAAGACTATTTGTTGAGAGCATACGCATTACCACCACAATTTGGTTCGGTAGCAAAAGCATATGTTGCTCCAGACTTTCAAATCAACACTTTATTGGATGATGGGCCAGACCCAATTCCAAATCCATTGGCTATCAACTTCTACACATTAGGGTATGATTTTAATAAAAAATTAACTGAACTAAACCCAGCAACAAAACAAAACTTACAAAACTACTTATCGTATTATCGTATCTTAACTGATGCGGTGAATATTAAGAATGCATACATTGTAAACATTGGTGTTGAGTTTGAAATTATTGTTCTTCCAAATTATAACTCTAATGAAGTATTGCTTAAATGTATTGACGCTCTTAAAAAATACTTTAACATCGATAGGATGGGAATCAATAAGCCAATCGTTTTAACTGATGTTTATGTTTTATTAGACAAGGTGGATGGTGTACAGTCGGTAGTTAGGCCTGATAAAGATGGAGTAGGTGGTCTTCAAATTGTAAACAAATCTGGTGGTAATTACTCATCAAATAAATATGGAATTAAGAACGCGACTCGTGATGGGATTGTATACCCACCAAAAGACCCAACTTGTTTTGAGGTAAAATATCCTGATGTAGACATCAAGGGTAGAGTAGTATCATTATTTTAAGAGGTAGAGAATGATTTATAGAATATATCCAAATAAAGACGCAACCCTATATGAGGACACCCCTCGTAAAGTTCAAAACACGGGTAAGGATGAGATTCTCGAAATCGGTAAATTCTATGATACCGATAATACTACCTTGTTGGGTAACAGTAGAGCATTATTACACTTTGACCTAACATCAATCTCACAATCAATTGTATCGGGAGATATCGCATCACCTCAGTATAGGTTAAGATTAGAGAATATCGAGAATAGAGAAATCCAATCTAATTATAATCTATATGTGTACCCATTATACGAGGGGTTTACTGAAGGTATAGGTTCAGAAGCAGACACCCCACATAATACAACACACGTTTCTTGGGTAAGTAGAAGTTTATCAGATATGTGGAACACTTCAAATGCAACTGTTGATAGACCATCAAATCCTAATTTAATTCCATCACTTCAAGCTTATTATGATTTTAACGTAAGTATTGGTAATTTTGAATTAGTTGACCCAATCAAAGGTGTAAATGGTACGAGCCCAAAACTAATCGTATCAAATGCAAAGATGGTAATGTCATCTTCAGATTATAGTGGTGGTACAGCAAATTTATCCGCATCACTTGAATCAGGTTCAATATATAATATAGATTTTGATTTTAACCGAGGAACGTTGTCGGGTGTTGAGTTCAATGTAATAGACCCATCGGGATATGACTTGAATGATACAATTACTGGATTCCAAGAATCATTAGTAAGTACTGCAACTTACAATATGTCATTTACCGCAAGTCTAAGTGGTGTGCATAAATTACAATTTACATTCTTTGATAACAATGGAAGTAATGGTTCAAATGGGTCTATTGACAATTTCTATCTATATACAAAGGCTTCAGCAACAACACTTGTACTTGACCAGTTTTCATCAAACCTATCAACACTACCTACCACATATGTGATAAACGAGGGAATTGAAAATACCGATGGAATAACTGGGTCGGCAGTTATTGATGATTATAAATTATACTTAACATCATCAAACTATGGTGGAGCAACTTTAAATAGATTATACACCCTTCAATCGGCCGCAGGCTATACTGCAAGTTTTGATTTAAATTATGGTAATTATCCATTATACAATGGAACTGACACCGGCTCTATTGAATTTACAATTATGGCAGCCGATGGTAAACTTGTTGATGAAAACGATATTGCAGGATATTCAAAATATATAAGCGCAAGTAGTTCACCATCTGTACAATTCCAAGCAAGACAAGATGGTGAGTATATGTTCCGTTGGTCTTTCTTTGGGAGTGGAAGCGGTCAATATTCCGCCTCATTAGACAATATTAAAGTAGAATCGGGTAACCACGATAACACCGGCTCAAGATACAACGACTTTAAATATGACGCAAATTGGATTACAAATGAGGGTGGTGGTGCTTGGTATACCGCATCATTTGGCTCTGGCAAATCATACTACCAGTCATTTACGAAATACACCAATAACCTTAATGTAGAGGTTACCGACTATATATCCGAGTGGTTGGATGGTACAAGAACTAATAATGGATTCATCGTTAAGAAATCTAAAACGGATGAACAATCAGTAACTAAGTTTGGTTCAATCAAGTTCTTCTCTTCAGACACAAATACAATCTACCCACCAGTCCTTGAAGTTCGTTGGGATGATACTACATTTGTAACTGGCTCGTTAGATGCTCTTGATACCGATGATATGGTTGTATATGTTAAGAATCTTGGAACTGAATACAAAGAATCATCTAAAGGTAAGATTAGAGTTTATGGTAGAGAAAGATTCCCAGCAAGAACATTCTCAACCACATCAAACTACACTTTGGTAAAATACTTACCAACTACCTCATATTACTCGGTAGTTGATGCCGAAACGGAGCAAGTAATTATTCCGTTCGATACTAATTATACTAAAGTGAGTTGTGATTCTGAGGGTAACTATTTTAACTTCTGGTTTAATGGGTTACAACCTGAAAGATTCTATAAGTTTGTATTTAGAGTTGACCAAAACGGAACAACAAAATACTTTGATGATAACTTCTACTTTAAGGTGGTTAGATAATGGCTGAAAGAGAAATCAAAAGAAATGGTAGAGGTCAGATTATATCCTATGAAATTTTTGGTGCATTGGATTCGCAAGTTCAATCAGATTCATATGGTAAGTCTGTATTTAATACCACAGGTGAATTCGGTACTAAAGTAACTAAGTTTAATCAGTCATCTTTTAATGATACAATTGATATTTCTATTTCAGATGAATTAAGAAGACCATTAAGTGATACACCATTGAACATAGAGTTGGGTGAGATTGCATTGAACTTTATAGAAGACCAAAGTTAAGGAAGTCTTATATGTCATTAGATAGATTTGTAAATAAAGACCAAGTAAGTGGGTATACCCCAACCTTTGGTAAGACTATCGAGGAATCGATTAGTACCCAAGACCTCTTCTTATCTGAGAACGAGATTAAGGGTGATTTTGATTTAGTGAATGGTTTGGACTTTACACCTAATCAAGAGTTACACATATATGCTGATAATAATCTGATTCAATCATCGTATAATAATTTTATACAATATACTCAAAAAAACTCAAGACCATCGGTATACACAATTCCTGAGTTGGATTTAAGAAACAACGGAATCCAGCAAGGTTCATATTCGATGGTTTATAACTTTCATCATAAGATTGTTTCTAACTTAAAAATAGTAGAGGTTTCGGCTGATAGAACTGAATTGAAATTAGGATATGCTGGTAGTGGTATAACCAACGGATTTATTCCGGCAATTCAATCGGTACTAAATGATACTGGTGTAAACGCATTTGATACTAATGGTGTAAAGAAAGATATTGTTCTAAACTTTAAAAACAACAACATTTATGATATTATAAATGCTGAGTTTGATGGTCTTAGAGTGGGTGTGATTACTGAAACATTATCATACCCAACATCAATCCAAGGTGGAACGCCAACTACATATGTACCATTCGATAGTAGATTTGAAGGTTCATTGGATGGTTGGAGAACTATGGTTGAGGTTATTACACCGGCGATTGGCGAATCATCTAATAACTTTGGTAAATTAACTGGTCGATTTAGAAGGTATACACTAAATCAAAATTCCGATGGGACTTTATCTTGGCAAGCAGGTCAAAACACATTTGTAAATCAAGTACCAGAAGACCTCGATGCTGCAGAACCATCATTACAATCCGCAATAAATGGTACTAATGATGTATTCGCAGAATCGCTAAGTCCAAGTGCTTTAAACCTAACCTACAAAAGATTTGACAATACCATAACACAAATACAAAGTGTGGTTCTAAAACTCAATAGACCATTGGGTGATGATATTGATGTTAATAATTTAGTTGATGTTGACACACGTATTATGAAGTCTTGGATTGAAAAAATTATTGCATTTCCAAGTATTCAAAACGTAGATAGACCTGACTTCTCGCAACCAGACTTCTCATTGGATATGTCCGATTACAAAGGAGCTGATGGTGTTGATTGGCAAAATTGGAACTCTCTATTGGATGTTAACGCAACTACATCACAACAACTCATAAACAAATACTTTAGTGGGTCTCTTGGAAACGTAACCTTAAATATAGACTACTCAGACTTCCAAAACTTTGTACACTTCTCTTCAGCAACCGAGCGAGTTGATAACTTTAAATACAAAGTACAACAAATAGAAACCTATGACGCACGTATAAACACATTGGAACGTGTAAGTGGGTCAGACGCACTTACAAACATATCACAATCAATCGTTCGTAGAGATAGAATCATTGGTGGTCTCGATGATTTCGAAAAGTATCTATACTATGATACTGACGCAAATATATATACTCATTGGTCTTCTTCTGATTATACAATAGAACCATACCCAAAACAAAGTACGTATCCACACGTTCTAAGAAGTACAACTTCAAATGAAGGTGTGAATTGGTACAATGGTGTATACGCATCCGCCTCGTTATACGATGAGTTCAATGACGCACAACTTAGTAAAATGATTCCAATTCATCTTCAAACGGATGGTCGTAATTCCGAATATATTACATTTGTTGATATGATTGGTCAACACTTTGATATTCAATGGACATATATAAAGTCATTGACTGATATTAATCAACGTGAAGAACACCCAAAAGATGGTATGGCTGATGAACTTTTAAAATCAGTTGCCGAATCTTTAGGATGGAAGTTATCAAATGGTTATTCAGATGTATCACTTTGGAAATACGCTTTAGGTGTTGAGTCAGATGGAACATTAAATCAAACCGGAACATTAAAATCCAAATCAAGAGAAGATATTACAAGAGAAACCTGGAGAAGGATTGTAAATACAATTCCAATGTTGTATAAGACAAAAGGTTCTGCTAGGTCAATTAAAGCAATTCTTTCTACATACGGAATCCCACAAGCATTCTTGAAGATTAGAGAGTGGGGTGGTCCTGCAATTTCAACTCGTAAGAATGTTTATGAACACGATAGATTTGTATACAAACTACAAGCATCTCCATCGAAGTATATCTCAAATCCTTGGGATAATATCCAATCGGATAGGCCAAACTCAATCGAGGTAATTGGTAAAATGCCAAAGGGTAATTACCACATCTTACGACTAAGTGATGGTGGTGATAACGTAGATTTATTTTGGGATTATATAAATGAAACCGCAAGAATTAGACTAAAGATAAATAGTACTGATATTATATCATCATCATATGTTCCTTACAAACAACGTAGGGAAATTGCAGTATCGCTGAACTCAGGTTCAATTGATATCAACGCGGCATGGGTTGATGATTGGGGTGAGTTACTTGCCAATCCAACAGCAACACTAAGTGGTAATAATTCAACATTCAATAGTGTGTGGACTTCAGAAGGTACTGTTCAAGTACCTGGTCCTACAACGGATTCAAATGTAAACTCATATGAGACCGCAAGTATTCAAGAGATTAGATACTTTAGAGATACTATCTCAAATGAAATCATAACCGAACACGCGAAGAATAGAGAAGCATACTTTAGCGATGATAACACAACTGATTTAGATATTGACACTTCATTTGATAAGTTAATGTATCGTATATTTCCAGATAGTGGATTCACTACAAATACAGGGTCTATTGTATCAATACATCCAAACCAAAAGTTCACATCATCAGATAGTGGGTTGGTATTATCCGCATCACTAATCAATATGAAACCATTAGATTTGGTAGGTGAGGTTGACACTCAATTTGTAACCATACCATCTGTGGGTGCATTAAACCTGATGAACAACAAAGTCAGAATCGAATCGGCATCATTAAAAGGTACATTAAATCCAGATAAGTCAAACGAACTATCTGAATTTGACTACGCCCCATTGGACTCTAATCTATTGGGTACATACTTTACAACAACTGATACTGTAAACTTCGATATCTACAACTCAGAAGGTTACTTTGAAGCTGATGATTGGGTGGGTAATCCTGACAAGAGATATAACGAAGATTATCCACTACTCAAGTATAGAGCAAAGAACTACTTCCAAAAATACACAAGTGGTACTGCGCTCGACTTAATTATGGATATGTTATCTCGCTATGATATGTCGGTGTTTGAACAAATCAAACAACTTCTTCCTGCTCGTGTAGATTGGCACAAAGGTATCTTGATTGAACCACACGTTTTTGAGAGAAATAAATACCAAAGAGAGAGAGATATCACAATCTCAAGACATCATTATGATGGTACTATTGATATTGGTACAAATATTATAACTGCAAGTCGTAATGATTATGACGTAGTTGGTATTGATTTATACGACTTCTCACCATCAACATATCAATATCAAATTGCAACTTTGAGTGGTAGTACATATGTAAATCGAACTAATGGGTATTGGGAGTATTCACCAACTGGGTCTACTGTTTTAAATTCAAGACCATCTAAGATTTATCAAAAGCCCAAGTATTTCTTTACATCAGATGACGATGCAGTAACATTGACACCAAGTTCAACATCATTTGAATATACCGATACACAAGATACTCGATTACCATTATCAATCGAAAATCTATATTACAATGGGTGTAGAATTACAAGT